TGGAAAGTCTCTGATGATATACTCTCTTGTGAGATATTACGTTGAGAAGCAACAAAATATTCTGATAGTCGTTCCGACGACTTCCCTAGTAGAACAGATGTATAAAGACTTTGCAGACTATGGTTGGGACGTAGGTTCATATTGCCACAAGATTTATGCTGGGAAAGAAAGAGAAACAGATTCTCAGGTAATCATCACTACCTGGCAGTCCATCTACAAACTCCCCCGTCAATACTTTTCAAGATTTAATGTGGTTGTCGGAGATGAAGCACACCAGTTTAAAAGTAAATCATTAATATCTATAATGTCTAAACTTGCTGATTGCAAGTATCGATTTGGATTTACCGGAACACTTGATGGCACACAAACTCATAAGTGGGTGTTGGAAGGTTTATTTGGTCCTTCATATAAAATTATTCGCACAGAAGAATTAATGAAGAAGGGTCATGTGGCCAAATTGGACATTAATGTACTTCTACTGAAGCACCCAGCACATAGATTTGAAACATTTGAGGATGAAGTTCAATATATTATTAATCATGAACGTAGAAATAAATTCATTCGCAATCTTGCACTTGATCTCAAAGGCAATACTCTGATACTTTTTGCAAGAGTTGAGGGACACGGACAACCACTTTATGATTTAATAAATAATTCCACGATTGATGAACGTCAGGTGTTTTTCGTTCATGGTGGAGTGGCCACAAAGGATAGAGAATTAGTCAGGGAGATTACTGAAAAAGAAAACAACGCAATTATCATTGCTTCATATGGAACTTTCAGTACAGGTATCAACATTAAAAATCTCCATAATGTTATTTTTGCTTCTCCATCCAAATCTAGAATTCGGAATCTCCAGTCTATTGGACGCGTCCTTAGGAAAGGAAATAACAAAACAAAGGCAACTCTCTATGACATTGCTGACGACATTTCCTACAAGTCCAGGAGAAACTATACACTTAATCATCTAATCGAAAGAATTAAAGTTTATAACGAAGAGAATTTTAATTATGATATCGTAAATATACCACTAAAGAACTAATGGAAGAAGAATTTTACTCTATTATAAAACTTGTATCTGGTGAAGAAATACTTTCTTTGATTTCTATTGATGAAAATAATGGTGATCCTTTAGTAATACTTCAAAATCCTATTACTATGAAAATGATTGAAACTCCTCAAGGTATGCATATTAAAGTGAAATCATGGATAGAATTATCAGAAGATGATTTCTTTATTGTAAGACCTGATAAGATTATTACTATGACTGAAACTAAAGATGAAAGACTTATAGAAGTTTATAACAGTTATATTCAAGATAATGACTCTATTGAAGTTCATACACCATCAGGTAGAGTTCAACCATCCTCGAAGATGGGATATATATCTTCAGTAGAAGAAGCACGTAAGTCTCTAGAAAATCTTTATAACCTTAAAGATACTAAAGAAAGCTAAAGCTTAATCTTCAAACCTAACAAAGGTATTCTACTCATAATTCACTATGTTGTCAAGCCCTAAAAGTGTGCTATAATAAACATAACTTATAATATTAACGAGTAATGATTTATGCCCAAAAAGAAATCAGAACATTATGTAAACAATAAAGAGTTGTTAGAGGCAATGATTAACTACCGTGCAAGGGTAGAACAATCATACAAAAAGACTTTCAATAGAGATCTCACTGAGTTGCCGAAGCAGGAAAGAGGAAAGAAATGGGAAGGTAAACCACCCATTCCAAATTATCTTGGTGAGTGTTTTCTGAAGATTGCAACACACCTCTCATATAAACCAAACTTTGTGAACTATATGTTTCGTGAAGATATGATTTCTGATGGGATTGAGAATTGTGTCCAGTACATTCATAACTTTGACCCAGAGAAGTCAAAGAACCCCTTTGCATACTTTACTCAGATTATTCACTATGCCTTCCTGAGACGCATTCAGAAGGAGAAGAAGCAACTTGATATTAAGACTAAGATTATTGAGAAGACTGGTTTTGATGAGGTAATGATGGTTGACGACAGCTTGCTTTCTGGGCACAGTTCGGAGTATAATTCGATTAAAGATAACATTCAATATAAGAACCGATGAAGGTTGCCATCATTACAGATAGTCACTATGGGGCAAGGAAAGGTTCCAAGCACCTACATGATTACTTCGAACTATTTTACAAAAACATCTTCTTTCCTGCTCTAGAAGAGCATGGAGTAGAAGCAGTCATTCATATGGGAGATGCTTTTGATAGTCGAAAGTCGATTGACTATCAAAGTCTTCAGTGGGCAAAGAGAGTTGTGTTTGACCGACTCAAAGATTACAAAGTGCATATGATTGTGGGAAACCATGATACATATTTTAAAAACACTAATGAAGTTAATTCTCCAGGTTTGCTTCTATCTGACTATAATAATATTTCTGTATATAATGAACCTACCGAAGTAAATGTCGGTGGACTGGACATTTTATTTTTACCTTGGATTAATGCTGATAATGAGAAAGTATCTATCGAAACTATTAAAAAGACAAATTGCCGTGTGTCGATGGGGCACCTTGAACTCTCGGGATTTAGAGTTAATCGACAAATCATCATGGAAGATGGTTTGGAAAGCAAGTTATTTGAGAAGTTCACTAAAGTCTTTTCAGGTCACTACCATACAAGATCAGATAATGGAACAGTCTTCTACTTAGGTAATCCTTATGAGATGTATTGGACTGATGTGAATGATACTCGTGGTTTTCATATCTTTGATACTGAAACCCTCACTCATACTCCAATCAATAATCCTTATAAATTATTTTATAATATCTATTATGAGGATACCAATTACAAACTCTTTAATGCTTCTGAGTATGAAAACAAGATTGTAAAAGTGATTGTTCGTAAAAAAACAAAACCAAAAGATTTTGAAAAGTTCATTGATAAACTTTACTCTGTAGGAGTCCAAGATCTTAAAATTATTGAGAACTTTGAGATTCAGGAATCTGAAGATTTTGAGATTGATGAAGAAGAAAATACACTTTCTATTCTAAATCGTTATATTGATGAATCTGAGTTTGAACTTGATAAAAGCATTATTAAAGGTATCTTTCAAGATTTGTATCGACAAGCTTGCGAAGTAGAATAAATGTTTCTTCTCACTCTTAAAGACAATAAAGATGATGGTGCATATGCCGTCCAAGATAGGTACGGACATAAAGTGCTTTTTTTGTTTGAAGAGGAAGATGATGCCGAAAGATATGCTATGATGCTAGAGGATCAAGAAGATGCGGAGATGGATATTGTAGAAGTTGATGATGAACTTGCGATAAAAACTTGTAAATATCATTCGTACAAGTATGCGATTATTACCCCTAATGACATTGTGATTCCTCCTAAAAATGATAACGTTCAAAAAGATTAGATATAAGAACTTTCTCTCATCTGGTGATCAATTTACAGAGATTGATTTTCAGGCACATAAGACAAATCTGATTATAGGCACGAATGGTGCTGGTAAATCTACGATGCTTGATGCTCTTACGTTTGTTTTATTCAATAAACCTTTTCGTAAGATTAATAAACCTCAACTTGTAAATGCTACAAATGAAAGAGGGTGTTTAGTTGAGATTGAGTTTTCTGTAAATAGTCGTGACTATTTGGTTCGTCGTGGTATTAAACCAAATGTTTTTGATATTGAAGTTAATGGAACTGCACTTCACAGAGAAGCAGATGATCGTGCCAATCAACGCATTCTGGAAGAAAATATTCTTAAGGTAAATTATAAATCTTTTACTCAGATTGTAATTTTGGGTAGTAGTACTTTTGTGCCCTTTATGCAATTAACAACATCTAATCGTCGTGAAGTGATTGAAGATCTATTGGATATTCGTATTTTCTCTGCGATGAACAGTCTTATTAAAGATAATATTCGTACAAAAAAAGAGCAGATTAAATCATTGGATCTTAAGAAAGACAATCTTAAAGATAAGATGAAGATGCAGCAAGAGTTTATTGAGGAGTTGGAAAATCGTGGTAATGCCAACATAAATGCCAACAAGGAAAAGATTACCAATTTAGATAATGAAGTTGGTAATTATATGAATACCAATGAGGACTTGGAGGGGCAAATAAAAACACTGCAAGTTGATATTGAAGAACTTCAAGGTGTAGGTGATAAGTTAGTAAAACTTAACAATCTTAAAGGTAAAATCTCTCAAAAGGTAAGCACAATTACCAAAGAACATAAGTTTTTTACTGAAAATACGGTATGCCCTACCTGTACTCAGGAGATTGAGGAAGAGTTTCGTGTAAATAGAATTGAAGATGCTCAAAATAAAGCAAGAGAACTTAAGAGTGGTTATGATGAACTTGAAAAAACTATTAAGTCTGAACAAGAACGAGAGCGTCAATTCAATACTTTATCCCAGGAGATTACAAAGTTAACACATGGTATTTCTCAAAACAATACTCGGATTAGTCTCAATCAACGACAGATCAGAGATCTTGAACATGAAATTCAAACTATTACCAGTCAGTTACAAAACCGAAATACTGAACATGAGAAGTTAGAAGAGTTTCGAGAAAATCTCCAAAAGACAATAGAAGACCTCTCAGACAAAAAACAAGAAATCGTTCATTACGATTTTGCCTATTCTCTACTCAGAGATGATGGTGTAAAAACGAAGATTATTAAAAAGTATCTTCCCTTCATAAATCAGCAGGTCAATCGTTATCTTCAGATGATGGATTTCTACATCAACTTTAAACTTGATGGAGAGTTTAATGAAACGATTGAATCACCTATTCACGAAAACTTTTCTTATAGTTCTTTTAGTGAAGGTGAAAAAATGCGTGTAGATTTGGCTCTACTCTTTACTTGGAGAGAAGTTGCTAGACTCAAAAATTCCGTAAATACAAATCTGCTGATTATGGATGAGGTATTTGATTCTTCATTGGATGGATTTGGAACTGAAGAGTTCCTTAAGATTATTCGTTATGTTATTAAGGATGCTAATATATTTGTCATCTCTCATAAGTCAGACTTACATGACAAATTTGAAAGTGTCCTACGTTTTGAAAAAGTAAAAGGTTTTTCGCGTATGGTGTCCTGACACACCAAAGAACAATGCAAGTCCCAAACCGTTACCATCATTCCAAGAAGGAGCAGAAGCGGAAACTGAAACCGCAGGCACTCCGACAAGCAAAGGCACGTCGCCAAGCACTCAAGAAGCGTCTCTCACGGGACGCTTCTTTTTTATAAATATCTAAAAAGTATTCATAAAATGGACGCACAAGAACTTCGCAATCTTCAAGAAGCATATATTGAAGTTGTTGAAAATCAACAGCAACTTGATGAAGAACTAACTGGTGAAAGATTAAAAAGAGCAGAAGATAAAATAAAATCTTTGGGAAGAAGAAAATCTACTGCTGATAAGAGAACATCATTGTTTAAAGTAGCATATGGTAAAGAGGGAACTGGACTTCCTGGTTCAGATGGACAATCTGGTGGTAGAAAGGGACCAGTTAAAAGAGGTGGTGGTGGAACCAAAGGATACGGAAAAGTATCTGGAAGTGGTAGAGATGATATGGATAGGGGTTATGGAAACAAAGCAGCAAGAAAAGCAGAAGCACTCAAAAAAGAACAAGTAGACCTCTACGACATCATCCTCTCACACTTACTTGATGAAGGATATGCTGAAACACAAGAAGCAGCAAAGGCTATTATGGTGAATATGAGTGAAGAGTGGAGAGAGTGTATTGTTGGAGAAGTTCTTGATGAAGCAGAAAAACCATTTCCACACGAAAAGGTTAAAGCAAAACAAGTAGCATTACGAGATAAAGGTTCTGCTGGACTTGATCGTAGAATGAAGATGGGAATGGCTGTTCGTCGTGCTAAAGAAGCAGAAAAAACTGGTGGTTCTCAAAGAGATGCTGGAAAAGGTTGGTATCACGGAAGATAAAACCACTTTCTAAACTGTCCACTGGGAGGTCTTCGGACCTCCTTTTTTTGTATAATAGGTCCATACGCAACAAAGCAATGACCGTTAAGCACGAAATCAAGTCCCAACTTGCCAAACTTCTTGCCACTGAGGATCTTGTAGTGGAGCACAAGCAGGTTGAGACTGCTTGCTTCAATGTCCATACTCGTGTTCTGACTCTGCCAATGTGGGAGGGTGCCACGAATGAGATTTATGATATGTTGGTGGCACACGAGGTGGGTCACGCACTTTATACACCTGACCGTGATTGGTTGAAAGATTATAAAATTCCTCCACAGTTCGTCAATGTGGTTGAGGATGCTCGCATTGAGAAGATGATGAAACGTCGTTATGCTGGTATCTCCAAGACCTTCTATCGTGGTTATAGTGATCTTTCTGATAAAGATTTCTTTGGTGTTGAGTGTGAAGATGTCAGCAAGATGAACCTTGCAGACCGAGTAAATCTTTATTTCAAGATTGGTAACTTTATTGATATTCCTTTTGATGAATATCTTGAGATGCCAATCGTTCGTATGATTGATGGTTGTGAAGATTTTGATGATGTTCTGATTGCTGCACAGGCACTCTATAAGTATTGCCAAGATCAAATGAATATGGAGACTAAGACTGATATGGATTCTCTGGAATCACAAGGTCAAGGTTCTACCGAGCAACAGCAGCAATCTAACGATTCTGATGAAGAAGGTCAGGAAAAATCTAATGAAGATAATTCTTCCGAGGATGCAACTGAAAAAAATGATGCTGATTTGGAGACTCCAAGTTATAAGCAAAATGCTGGAGAAAAGGCAGAACCTCAAGTCAATACTATGAATTCTCTTGAGGAATCTATTAAAGACCTCGTGAATATGAATGGTATTGAGAATGTATATCTTGAGATGCCAAAAGTAAATTTGGAAAAGATTGTTGTTCCCAATTCAACAATTCATAGTGCTTGTCACGAATTGTGGGATAATTATTACGATAAAACTGTCTTTGATCATGTTGATGCCGAGTTCCTCAAGTTTAAGAAGTCTGCACAGAAAGAAGTTAATTATCTTGTGAAAGAGTTTGAGTGTCGTAAGTCAGCAGATTCCTATGCTCGTGCTACAACTGCACGTACTGGAGTTCTTGATTGCACTAAACTTCATACTTACAAATACAATGAGGATTTGTTTAAAAAAGTAACCACTCTTGCTGATGGTAAGAATCACGGTCTGGTGTTTGTTCTGGACTGGTCTGGTTCTATGGGAAAAGTTATGTTAGATACTGTAAAACAACTTTGTAACTTGGTATGGTTCTGTAAGAAGGTTGGTATTCCTTTTGATGTTTATGCATTCACTAATGATTATCCTCCGGTTTCTTACGATGAAGATGGTAAATCAAGTCTCCGAGAACTTTCCTATAAAAAGAAAGATGGATTGATGCAAGTTGGAGAGTGGTTCTCTTTGATGAATATTCTGACTCATAAAGTCAATACTAAAACTTTTGAGAATCAGATGAAGCATATTTTTCGTCTTGCATGGAGTTTTAGTCGTTATGCAATGTATAAGATTCCTGTAGGTATGAATCTTTCTGGCACTCCTTTAAATGAGACAATGATTTCACTTCACCAAATCATTCCACAATTTAAGAAAGAGAATAAACTCCAGAAGGTGCAATGTGTTGTATTGACTGATGGTGAAGGATGTTCTCTCAAATATCATCGTCAAGTGCAACGTCACTGGGAATCTGAACCTTTTATGGGTACGGCGCATATTAGAGCAAACTGTTTCTTGAGAGATCGTAAGACTGGTAATACTTATAATCTGGGTGACAATTGGTATGATATGACCGATGTTCTTCTTGAAAACCTTAAGGATAACTTTGTAGATACAAACTTCATTGGTATTCGTGTTCTCTCAACAGGTGATGCTAGTTCTTTTATTCGTCGTTATACTTTTGGTAACTTTGAGATGAATGAGAAAATTAAGATTCAATTTAAGAAAGAGAGAGCATTTGCAATTAAGACATCTGGATATCACACCTACTTTGGTCTTTCTGCAAATGCTCTTGCAAGTGAGTCTGAATTTGATGTAGATGAAGATGCTTCAAAGGCACAAATTAAAAAGTCATTTATGAAGAGCCTTCAGAATAAAAAAATGAATAAGAAAATCCTAAATGAGTTTGTAGACCTTATTGTCTGATAAATATTTTTATAAGTAATAGGTAAAACTAATGTCTAGATTTGGAGATTTAGTGGGAGGTAAAAAAGCAGCACCTGCTCCAACTCCCACACCAAAACCTGTAGTAGAAGAACCTGTAGAGGTTGCAGAGTCTCCTATTGTTGGTGAAGATACTACAAATTATGAAGAGGTTATTGAAGAAGAACTTTATGAGAGTGACGTATCATTTCATGATATGAGTAAGAAAGAACTTGAGGAGTATGGTCGCACTGTCGGCATTGAGCTGGATAGAAGGCACTCTAAGAGAAGATTGGTTCAAGAGTTGGAAGAGTACTTGTCCAATTCCTAAACTGTCCACAGGGGGTCATTGAGATCCCCTTTTCCTTGTATAATAACTTCAGTTGAAACGAACAACCAACATCATGTCTCTCTCTGCTGACTACATCCGCACTTCTCTTCAGGAACTTTATGGCGAATCTGTGACTACTGGAGACATTCGTGCTTGGTGTGCAATGAATGGAACCAACTATCAGACTATCACTAACAAACTTTCAGATTATAAAGTAGGACGTGGTAAGTGGAATCTTGAAGTGACTCAACAAAAAGTGGAAGAAATCGAACGCACTTATCAGGCACCTGCAGCATTGCCTTCCGCAGAACAAAACCTTATCCCAGAAAAAGATGATACTTTCGTCAAGTTTGGTAACTTTGGTGATATTAAAAAAATTATTCAGTCCCGTCTCTTTTATCCTACGTTCATTACGGGTCTTTCGGGTAATGGTAAGACGTTCAGTGTGGAGCAAGCGTGTGCCCAACTCGGCCGAGAACTTATCCGTGTAAACATTACGATTGAGACTGATGAAGACGATCTTATTGGTGGTTTCCGTCTTGTCGATGGGGCAACTGTTTGGCATAATGGACCT